TATTGAGACACAAGGATTTGAATTCTTCCCAACAGAAGGTGCCAAAATACCTGGTACAACTGAAACGGAAGCATATCAAGATTATGAATACGAAGTATCAGGTCTATCCTTCTCTCAATATCAGATCAAGATTGTGTTTGTTTCACCGAACCAAGCATATTCTCCAATCATTCAAGACTTTAGAGCAATCGCTCTTGCTGTATAATGAAAACACCTGTAAAAGATCATTCGGGATGGTATCGTGATGCTAACGGTGCTATCTCATGTGCAGACTCTTCTACATACGAAAAGTATATGAAGGGTTATCGTGCTGATCAAGAAAAGGAAAAGCAAATGGAGACTTTACAAACTGAGGTTTCTGAGTTAAAATCTGATATGAGTGAAATAAAATCACTCTTACTAACGTTAGTCCAAAAAAATTAATTATGGAAAAAGTCTCGCAAGAGTCCATGCTGAAAGAGTTTCGAGAAAGGTTTGCAAAACTTACTGCAGAAACTAATCAGTTGGCTGCAAAAATCAAAGAAAACGAAGTCACAGCCTTGAAATTACAAGGTGCTATCGAAACACTTGAATATTACATTAACCCTCCTGCAGAAGAAACTGCATCTCCTCCAGAAGAGGTTGATGAAGTAACAGCATAATAATATTGAGGGGGTTTCAATTACCCCCTTTTTACTAGCATAAATAACTTGGAAGCATTACCTTTATAGAGTTGTCGTAAAAAATGGCAAATAGAATTCAATTAAGACGTGGTGGTGCTCAGGAATGGGCGAACGCGAACCCAACTCTTGCACAAGGTGAACTCGGAATCGAACTCGATACGGGTCGTATCAAGATTGGTGATGGTGTTACGGCATGGAACACGCTGAGATATGAGCGTCCTGTTGAATCTAACACTAATACACCGAACACTCTTGTTCAAAGAGATGCTGATGGTAACTTCTCTGCGGCAGTTGTTACTGCTTCTTTGATTGGTAATGCTTCTACTGCAACTCGTCTTGATCAAACTCGTCAGATTCAGTTATCTGGAGATGTTACTGCTTCTGGAAACTTTGATGGTTCCCAAAACCTGAACCTGTCTTCGGCATTGAGTCTTGTTTCTACTCTGCCACACTATTTGCAAGACAACGATCCTAGTATTACTCGCGTCTTCACTGAAGTAACAGTTGACCAGAAAGGTAGAGTTGTAAATGCTAGAACTCCTGCTCAGATGGATCTGGCAGCATATGGTCTGGATGGTTCAGCAACTAGTGACCCCGATCTTGCACAACCTTGGAATCCAAACCTACAAGCAGTATCTAACGCAACTGCTACAGGTTTCTATGTAAGAACTGGTGCTGGTACACTTGCGGCAAGACAGATTCTTGCTGAAAGTGCTGATATCGTTGTTGCTAATGGTACTGGTGTTTCTGGTAACCCCAGTCTTTCTCTTGCTGTTCAGGCAGGTCTTACTGCTGGTGACTATAATACAGAGAGTCTTACATCTGTATCTCAAGCAGGTGGTAATGGTGAACCTTTTGGTACACAAACTGTAAACGCAGTTAAGTTTACTTGCGACAACCATGGTCGCTTATCAAGTGCTACAAATGTACCTATTGCTACTGCTACTGAGGGCAGTAAGTATGCTAGCTATGGTGCAGGTGTAACGTATGCACGATATGACATCATTGAAAATGCATCAAAAGTTTACCAAGCATATCAGGCAATCAGTGCTGGTTCTGGTGCTCCTACTCATACCAGTGGCGATAATGGAGGTTGGCGCTACCTCGCGGCTGCGGCAACCGAGCAGAAGGGACTGGCTTCATTTGCACAGGAAGATTTCGATGTTGACAACAACGGGCATGTCACCATCGCTGCATTAGCGGTAGATAATACTCAACTACAGAATAATAGAATTTCCTTTGCTGATGGAAATACAAAAGAAGATTTTGAACTTGATCAGGAACTTACTAGCACCACTGGATACAGAGGATTCAACTATCTTAACTACGTCAAAGTTAATGATACGAGCGGCAATCTTCTCTTTGGGGCTAATAATACAGGTGACAGTGGATCTGGTGAGATTGATGTCAATGTACGCTCGTACTTCTCTGATCCTGACATCACTCTTGATGGCACTGTTGCTCAGACACTGGATAAAACTGGGGATGGCAACCTTACCTTCCAGTTAACTCAAAACGCTTCAACTGCTAGATTCCTTAATATCACTTCAACCAATGCTGGTTCTGGTACTGCATACGTTGTCATCTCTGGAGACGATGTAGTTGATATCAAAGCAACTGAAGCAACTGGTAAAGTTTGGGTTGAAGGTGCAAGATTCCAAGACAACTACATTGCTACAAGCAATGCAACTCTGAACCTTGACCCTGGTGATGATCGTGCTGCCACTGGCACAGTTCGTGTTTGGGGTGACCTCCAAGTTGATGGCACAACCACTACTGTCAACTCTACAACAATGACAGTTGATGATGTTGTCCTCACTCTTGGTGGTGATACTGCTCCCTCTGCTGATGACAACCTCGACCGTGGTGTTGAGTTCCGTTAT